CGATTGTATATTTTTTATACAGTAGTCGTACGTGTTCGTCGTACGTGTTCAAACTTTAACCGATTTTTAACCGACGTTTAAATTGGCACGACATCTGCAATACTAATAATTATGAATAATATAACACCCGAGCAATACCTAACCGATCAATTCAAAAAGCTACAAAGTACTAAGTACGGGTTCAGCATTAAGATATTTGACGGCTATGGAAACGAAACGAATCAAATGGAACTAACGCCCAACAGGTTGAAAGACTTGTTAACGCTTTTAAAAACATTTGATGAAACTAATCCTTAACCCGCTTGACATTTTAATGTTGACGGAGATTGAAGACATCGATTTAACCGACAACCAACAACCAACCAATAAAAAAACGAATATGAATACTTACAAGATAGGAATAGAAGAAACTTGCCATGGCTTTGTCTGGATTAAAGCTGAATCAGAAGAAGACGCGACAAGCAAGGCACATGATATGATACAAGCAGAAAATGTACTTGATAGCCTTTGTCAAGGTCAAAGCGAGTTTCCTGATCATTATCCTACCATGCTCAAGAATGCTGATGCATTCGTAACAAGTGTAGAAACCGAATAACCAAATAAAACGACAATGAAAGAAATAACTATACCAACTAAAGACGCTTGCCTCGCCGTCATGGATTACATCGTGAATAGCGAGATGGGCGGTTACCTCGACGAAACCGATTCTTGGTACTCAACTTACGTGCTCGTACGTGAGCTTATGGACGACAAAGTCGACGACGGGGAAGTATCTTACATAACTATTGACCAATGACTAAACCAAACGACTTAAGCGACGCTGAACTCGACGCCCTCATCTACCATTACAAACGCATACGTGGACGCATTGCCGACAACCTCGAAGCAATGAACCGACTCGAAGCTTTAGTCTCGGAAAAAACCGATCGCATTACTGCGGTCATAAACGACGAAACAACAACCAACCAATAATAACAATGACACTAACAACATTATTCTGCCTAGTCGTGGTCTTACTTCTCGGCTTTGGCTTTTTATACTTCGAGAAAGGCGACCGATGAACACCGATAAAACACTATTTGCCGACGGCTTTGACGACGCCATCATCGGTCTTAATTACAAAGGCGGTCATCATCGCGTCGTCTACGACGGCAAGAAGATGGTCGAAGAACTCAAGAAGAACCAAGGATGGACGCACGAAGACGCAATGGAATGGCTTCAGTTCAATACTTTTAACGCCTTCTACGGCAAAGGAACGCCTCTTTACGTGGACACAATGAAACGCGAGGAGATCGAAGAATACTTAAAAAACAACGATGAATAAATTACTAATCTTATTAACGCTTACGTGTTCGTCCTGTACACGTTCTTCTTATCTAACCGACAATTCTTACGACACCTGTCCAAGTGATGAAGGTTTTTCCTGTCCTCTTGACGGATCGCCCTGTCCATTCTGTACGCAATGAAACCGACGATTGAACGGACGCCTAAAGGCGACATCATTTACGTGCTCGACGACGGCTCATGGAAGTATCTGTGGGAGTGGATCGTGACAACAACCAAACAAGAGTTCAACGAGTTTGAACGCAACCAACAACAAAACAATGATTGATCCAAACGATTACAACGACCTTGAAGACGACGAGTACGACTGCCTCGACCTCGACGAAGAAGAAAACGAAGAGTCTGAAGACGAAACCATTCGCCTTTCAATAAGCCACAGGAAACGGAATTACTGACATGACAGACCAACCACGATTAATCGCACTAACAGGAGCTAAAGGCGTCGGTAAATCGACCTATGGAAAGTTCCTCGCCGGAGAGAACGGAGTTGTCTTGTCGTTCGCCACGCCGATCAAGCACATGTTACGATGTCTCGTCGACGATAAGTACGTGTTCGGCGACAAGAAAGACGAAGAGACTTACCTTGGCGTCACAGGACGGCATCTTTTACAGACCCTTGGAACAGAATGGGGACGTCAACTCATCGACCGAGATATATGGGTCAAAGCGATGCGTCATACTTTAACCGACGCTATGTTCGAAGAGTACAGCCCTGTCGTAATCGACGACTTACGCTTTGAGAACGAGGCGAAGATGGTACGTGATCTAAACGGCGAAATTTGGCGTATCGACCGCAAGCGTTTTATTCCTGCCAATGACAACCATATATCTGAATCGGGAGTAACCGACGTTGATAGAAAGGTGATGTTATGAGTGACGGAGAAACACAAGTCGCAAGTCGTTATAATATCATACCCGACCTTCATCCAATTGACGGCGATTGGTACGATGTCTTTGGTGACTTGGCAACATTTCAAGAAATCCAAGAAGGATGGGAACATTTCTGGTCGCAACAGGAGGTCGCTCGTTTTGTCTACGAGAAGATGCCCGATGGTTCTGAAGTATTAGTCGACACAATACGCACGGACAAAGATCGGGAGCGTCCTATCAGTCATTTCGATGAAGTGAATAAACGACGCTCGGCAAAAACCCGTAAAAATTAAGGTTGTTATATTATAACATTTTCGATTGAGTCCGCCTTGGAGATAGACACGATGTTTGATACAAAACTTAACCGCGATCAGATTATTCCGACGTTGGACGTTATCTTGCGGATCAATTTAAATCCGAGCGAGTATTCACGTTTGTCGAGATGTCACCGACTGATTGCCGTGATGTTAGTCCGCCGTCATTATCTGTACGAGGACGCCGAGAGCATCAGCAACACCTTTAACGAGCTTCCGTTCAGTAGCGAGACAACCCGACGAGCCGTACGTGATGGCGTACGCATGGGGATCATCAACGAAATAACCGACCCGAACGACCGAAGATGTAAGCTCGTCCAAGCGTCGCAAAAACTGATTGAAGTGTTCGAGTCAAGACACGTAGAATCAGAATCCACCAACCCATAGAACAAAGGAGAATAGACATGGGTGCAATACGAGCAAAGGGTAAGAGGTTTCAAGCCGACCTCCGAACGCCGAACGGAGCGAGGTTACGACCGACCTTCGAGACGCATGACGAGGCGGATCATTGGCTACGTCTTACCCAAGAAAAGATACGAACGGGTCAGGACATCAGTCTTGACGTCGCTCAAAACACGCGAGCAATCGCGATGAACTTACGTGATCTCGCCGAAGAAGTACGTAACCGACATTGGCGGGGATGTAAGTCTGAAGACACGTTGTGGATACAAGCACGTGATGTCTACCGACGTCTTGGTGCGAGTAGAAGCGTACGTGAGATCAACGAGAACGTGATCGATGACTTGATCTACCAACTGGAACGTGACGGCAAGAGTAACGGCACAATTAACCGACGCCTAGCCGCGCTTTCAAAGATGCTTAAACACGGATACCGCCGGGGTTATATCTCTCGTATGCCCGTCATCGAACGGAAGCGAGAAAGCGAAGGTCGTATGCGTTGGTTAAGTTACGATGAAGAACAAGTCTTGATCGCCAAGTTCCGTGAGCTAAGACAGGATCAAATGGCTGACTTCATCGAGGTCTTGATCGACACAGGACTACGTACTGGCGAGCTTTTCAAGTTATGTGGTCGTGATGTAAACGCTGAAGAACGTGTCGTCTATTTATGGGACACCAAGAATGGTAAGTCTCGATCCGTACCGCTGACACAACGGGCAATGGACGCGCTTCAACGTAACCATAAGATCGACTCATCGCTCCCGTTGTTTGCGTTTACGCGTCATGCGTTTCGTCATCAATGGGATTTGGTCAAAAGCTTGATCGGTCTTGACGGCGATAAGGAGTTCGTTCCTCACTCGCTTAGACATACGTGTGCGACACGGCTCGTTGAAAAAGGGATCGACTTACGGGTCATTCAAGAGTTCCTTGGACACCGTGCCATACAAACCACAATCCGATACGCAAAGGTCGTTCCTAAATCTCTACACGCCGCTAGAGACGCGCTAGAACTGAGTGACCACGGCGTGACCAAACGGGCATAAACAGCGTGACTTGCGTGACCAACATTGATATGACTATTTTTATTAAGTATTTGTATTCTTTAGTAAATCTACCATGCGGGTGTGGCGGAATTGGTAGACGCGCTGGATTCAAAA